TCAGATTCCTGTGATGGTTGTGCTGGGGCAGCCGGCTCCTCCATTGAGGTCATAACCCCGGTCTCACCCTCGGGCACAGCCACCATATTTAATGGTCTTAAGAAAATTTCGTGTGATTCATCGGCTTCTAACCCTAGTGTTTTACGTGCTTCTGCAATAGTAACAAAACCACCTTGAACTCCCGAGTTCATAGTAAGAACTTGGTCTTTCTTGTCTGATGCTAAAGCTCTTACTTCTTCTAAGTCGTAAGCTGCTACGTATTCATAATTATCTTCTTCGAAATCTTTATGTAGTAATTGATGAGTTAACTCAGCAGCTACTGCAGACCATAAAGGAATCATCTTCTGTTCTGTAAAGAATTCTCTAAGTTCCTTCGTATTATTGTAGGTCGCTGCATCCAAACCAGCCCCGAGGCCGGCGAGTATAGCTGGGACGCCAAGAACAGAGGAAACACGTTCTTCCGGTAGTCTTCTTAACGCAGTAAGATTTAATTGCTCCGGTGTAAATGAAACAATGTCTACGTCCATAGCACCTGTCATAATCATAGGGGCACCTCTATTAGCACCCGAGAACTTAGATTTAAAAGCTTGTGCAATAGCATCAGCTTCTTCTCTACTTGGACCACCCATTGTGTCATCTTTTGGACTTAAGATAACTCCGGGTACAGCCATATTGTGTAACAATGCAACAGCAAATTGTCCTGCTGCTTCATCACCAGCTAATTCTCTCATCACTGAACGTAAAGGAGAAAAGCCTCTTCTATGGTCATCCGGGTCCATACCTTGTCGAATGTGGACAACATTCTCTCTTGGTAATTCTATGTAATCTTGTGAAAGTGAGTTTTTTTGTTTTACAGCGTGATATTCGTAATGTGTAATTAATTCTTTTTCATTTCCTCTAACTTTTACATATGTAGGCATTAAAGGAACTAACTGAACTACTTGGTTTTGTCTATTTCTTACTTTTAATAAGAATGCATCACCGTGAGCAGCTAAAGATGTCACAAGGTAATGTGCTAATACAGCACCCGAACTAAATTCGTTAGGCCTTTGCATTAAGATTTCCATTGGATGGTTTCTTATTACTTCTTTACCACCTTCAATTTTTTTATAAACCTTTAAAGATGGTTCAGCAAAAGAAGTTGTTAAAACATTGATACAAGCGACTACAGCTGAATTGCCTAATCCATCACCCATTTCATCAATAAGTTTTTGTGGGAAGTAACCGGATTGGGTATTAAAACCCCAGTTACTTGTTAGTACACTATCGTGTCTATCTAATAAACTTCTTTTTTGACCATCTACTAATCTCTGTGGTGGTTTCTGTAAATACTCTACAGTTCTTCTATAAAAACTTTTGTTCTCAGCCATTTAATATGCTTGCCATTTCCTCTTCTTTTGGCTAGTTAAGCAAGCGTAAGCTAAAGTATCCACGATATCATCGTGAGCACCTATTGGAAAAGTTAACAACTCTCGCTCAACTTCACTAACCCATTCTGCGTCTTTGGGAAAGTAAACCAATCCTCTCTCCATCTTAGCAGACAAAGGTAGTGCCCGTGAACGCTTGTCTTTGTCAGCCCTCAATTCTCTAATTCTGATGCCTTGTCTTCTAGCAAACTGTACAATAGCAAGCTGATATCCAGCTCTTTCTATACCCACCCATTCAAGATTATGGATACCAACCATTCTTTCAATTTGAGGAACAATATCGGGTGCTTCTACTCTTGCTCTAAACATATCGAGCATAAATAATTTATCATCATCTGCGTGATAACCAAATACAGATATCACGGTATAGTCAGCGTGTTCTTTAGTTGAGACTGCTAAGTCAACAGTTGCATATTTTTGAAGGTCTTCGTTTATTTTATATTTCTTTCCATCAGCCCAAAGCGTTCCGACACCTTCTTTATAATAATTAAACCAAGATGACCTAAATACCTGTGCACCTTCAGAAATAAATTCAGCAAGGTACTCTTGAGCAAATACTAATTCTCCTAAATCTTCTCTAGCTGATTCAACTTCAGCTGGGTCAATAATAGGATTGGCTACTGTAGGATATTGAAAGCGAGCCCAACCTTCTGATTTTTCTGCTTTTTCCCATAGATGATAAAACCAATTGTCCATTCCAATAGGAGTACTGATGAATAATGCAGAACCTTTGTTTTCTGTAAGGGTAGGTCGTAGTACTTCAGTCCAAGTTTCTTCCCTAACGAATGCAGCCTCATCCATAACTAAGAAGTTCAAACCTTCACCTCTTAACCTTTGTGGATTGTCAGCAGACTTAACAGCAATAGAACCTCCACCCGGAAATTTAACTTCCATATCGCCGATACGTATGTCAACTCCAGCTTCTTTTGGAAACTCTGAAGCAGCTGCAACAACATCACGCCAACCAACTCTAGCTATTGCGAATGTAGGTGCAACCCACCAAACACGTCCACCATCTAATGCTTGTTGTAAACAAAGTTGAACACCAAGTCTTGATTTACCGAAACGACGACCTGCACAAAGTATTTTCCAACGAGCAGGATGTTCTGCTACTTCTTTTTGTGCTTCGTGTAATGGTGGAAATTCCAACTCAAAAGTTGGTCCTGTTTCTACGTCTTGAACTTCTAGGTAGTCTCTTCCCATACCTCTTAAGTATAACCTAAAAAATAATGCCCTATTACTAGGGCAATTGGACAGAGATTATATGAATGACTTCATATGAATTACCATAATCGGTAACAGGCATAGTTTACACCTGCTACCGAATTATGTCAAGAGATGTTTGTTATTCTTCTTCCAAAGAACTAGCAATTGCGAGAATCATTTTAGATTCACCTTCAGTTAATTGATTGTTAGCAACCTTTTTAAAAAGTTCGCTTTCAAGACTAACTTGTGACCTATAAGTATTTTCTGCACGTTGGAAACGAGCAACTTTATACTTACGTATTTGCTTAGTTACAAAACCTTTATAAGCATTATCTAAAAAGAAAAGCTGATAAAAGAACTTTGAAAGAACTACTGGACTATCAGAATCGTTAATATCCTTTCTAGTCCATTGCTTATGTGATTGAAAATGACGTTTTACATAAGATACTGCAGAGCCAAAGCCTTGCTTTATCAATTTGTAAAAGAATCCAGCCACATACGAAGTCCAAGTTTTTTGGTCCCAGCCAATATGGCCGTGCCAAAAACCGGGTTCGCTCCCATTGTGAGAGTGTCCGTTATGTGTTAATAGGATTTCTTCGTTGTTCAACCAACGAGCAAATTTATGTGCGTGTTTATGACACAAACGAAAGTAAGGGTCCTTACAATCGTAGTTATCAGTGAAATCACCATAACCACTAGAAATTATAAGGTCCAATGCACCTTCGTCGTTAGGAGCAAATGATTCCCACTTGCAACTTTTGACAGCACATCTGCTTACGTGTTCCTCGTAACGAGATTCACGTTCTGTGTCTACGACACTATTATTTTCTGAATTAGGCATTTATTAGCCACCTTTCAACTAGTTATCTTCTTCTCACGTGTCGTAAACACTATAGAGTTCCCAATTAGTTCTGATGTGTAGTCCTTTCTAGGCAACACACCCTAACTACGTACAAACAGGGGATGGGAACTCTAACTGTTTACAGCTCGTCTTTTACTGCTTCTCTAGCAGAATCTATAAACTTCCAAATATCATCATAATTTGGGTCTTTAGAATGATATCCGTTATCGAATTCTTCTAAAGTATTTCTCTCGTCTTCAACTTCGTAAAGTTTAAAAACGTTTGAGACAATCTCAGAGTCAATCAAATCCACATCTCTTAACTGAAAGTCGTGTGCCGACCATAAGTTTCCAAGTGGAACTATTCTTTCCCCTTCTTTAACAACAAGAATAACTTCTTTTCTTCCTGTTTCAGTATTCATTGCGTAAGCAACGTCAATACTGCCGGCTAATCTCTTAGCCATTAGATACTTTTCGTACAGCTTACCCATTGCGTTTTTATGTTCTGAATGTTCTCTATCCATTATTTTCCTCCGTTTCTCTTGTTACAGAATCAAACTTCATATTGAAGTTAGGGTGAATATATTTCAATTCACCTTCTACTGTTTTCTTAGCTTCATCAAAAGTATCTGCAAAAATAATTTTGTGCCCACTAAATTTAACGATATACTTATCCATTATTCTTCCTCTCCAAACATTTCAAGCCAACACTTTGGATGTGTGCCTGTAATCATTTGTTCTCTTAAATCTTTATCTAAAGACTTAACTGCTTCTTGAATGTGCATACCTTGATGAAGATAAAACATTTCTTGTGTGAATATCTCTACAGTTCCTGTTTCTCCACAATGAAAACATTCTTTAGTTTCAACAACATACTTGTCGCCATTCTCAAAGTCATATATTTTTTCTATTACTTTCATTATTCTTCTTCCATACTTGATAATATTGGATACCTAAAGTAATAACTATCTCTAGCATCTGTTCTATTATCTTTTGTATATTCTTTTTGAGCTTTAGAAGACCACTTAGCAAACACTTCTGTTGGATTTGAGTATCCAAAGATGTTTAACTCAACTGAATCAACATCTACAACTTCTGATGTATGCCAAGGATGTACTTCTAATCCTCTTGATATTTTTACTATTTCATAATCGAATTGTTTTTTTATTTCCATTTCTCCCTCTCTGTATACTTTCAGTATAGCAGATTAAAAAAGTTTGTCAAATTTAATCTGCTATTTCTTTTAATTTTATTTTATATTTGATGATAAAAGCCGTCATCACAGCTCTCACATCGAAAATAAATTGTAGTTTTGACTCTAGTGATAACTCCGTCAATATCGAAGTCACCACCAGCCATTGCTACACGTCCGTTTAAAGATGTGTTGCAATATGGACAATCCATATTCATATGGCTCCTTTCTCGGTTTTTGTTTTTGTAGTTTTTATTTCCCATATATAATATACTAGCGACAAGTTTTAAAATGTCAAGTATTAAATAAAAAAATTATTTTGCCTTTTTGGATACGACTCTCCGAAGAGAGTCGACGATGGGAGGGTATCGGCAATGAAAATCTCTTACGAGACTTTCACCGACATTTATAATTATACCCTCTCAATTCATCGGCGTTTACACGTGTAAGCTAGCAACTATACGACTTTGGTCTTTCCAAAGAAGTGTGTAAAAAAAAGTAGAGATAGTTTATTTAGGACACACAACAAACTAAATAACTTTTCTCTACCTTTAGTGCAGTAGCCGGGTATCGCACCCGGCGTGTGAGAAACAATCCTTCGTATTAATTTCTCGAGGCAAGTCCTATTCCTTTCTTCTTAGTTATTACTATCAAACATAAAGCGTTGTCCCGACTGTATGTTAATTCAAAAGAGCTTAGGTCACCCCTCCCACTTGGTTACTGCTTAAATCTATTTTACCTTATCGTAAAATATTTTGCTAACATTTTCTAAATATTTATCTTCATCAAAAATCATAATTGATGTAATAATATCTAGAGCTTCTTCGCTAGCTTCTGAGTCTTCAAACTCTTCATTTCTTGCTGGCATTGTCTTTGACTCTTCTCTGATATTATTAATAACTGTTAGCAAATCATTAATAGTTATACTTTGGTACTCTTCAACTTCATCCATAAATGTTTTTGCCATAATTTGCAACGCTTTTTTTAAAGCATTTGCTCTACATATCAATTCATCATCGTGATTCCACAATGAAGATAGAAATATATTTTTCTTTAGAGTATTTCCTAATATGTCTGCTTCATTTAAAAAGCTATGTTGCATTGTCAGAAGTTCTGAACCGTTGTACAAAGGAAGTTTTTTGTCTAAAGGTAATCTAGCAAGCTTAGCTGAAATTAAATCTGTCCAAGGAACTATATATTCGGGACCTAACTCTACTTCAACTTGCTGCACTTGAATTACTGTGTCATCATACAAGTATGGTAAATTTTCTTCCATTAAATCAGCTACTACTGCTAAATACTTCTTACCTTGCAAAGCGTGATAAAAAGAAAGAACTTCATTTAAACATTCAACTGTTTGCTCATTTCCTAATGCTTCTTCAAAAAAATATTTATCGTTAAGCATCTTCAGTCTTTCCATATATTTTATCTACTTCTTCTTGAGTTCTTAATTTGCTTTTATACCTAAGCAAATCTTCTTGTAAATCATTGTTAAGTTTCATAGTCTTCATAGTACTAATAAACTTCTCACGAGTCATAGGTTTTGGTTTAGTTCTTTTGTTGTAGTCACTTAAAAGAACTTCTTCCTTTTTCCTCTCAGCAGAACAACTTGGCAAATCCGGGCTTGCATATTTTGGGCAGTACTCCATAAAATACGGTTCACCAAAATCATCAAACATCCAACCCCAATCTGTCCAAGCGTGAGCACCACCGGCAGTACACTCAGTCTTATTTTGCTTGAGCATATTGTAAGTGTTGTAACTTGTAGTAGTACTAGCACCTAGCTTATTAGCCATACCAATAATCTGTGAAGAGTTAGGTGCATAAGACCTACCTTCACCGTGAAGCTTAACAATTGCTTTTTGAATATCTCTGTATGAGTAATACTGTAAATCTTGATACATTGCTCGAATGTAACTGTCATCCCACTCAGAAGGTGCATCATCACCTTTAGTAAATCTTAACGATAACCATTGAACACACTCTACCCATTCATTCCAAGATAAGCCTACAAGGTTATCCTCTTTTGCTTGTTGTAAAGCATCTTCTATATTTTGAATATCTCCTATATTTGCTTGTATAGGTTTTAAATCTTCCTCATCATAAGGATTTTCATTGTCGTTCATTTAATCTCCTATTGTCAATAATATTAATGATATCATAAATCTAACAAAAGTCAAATTTTAGCTGGTTCATCATCTAAACCATTATCACCAATAAAACTAAAATCTAAACCTGCAAATTCTTCAAACCTAAGGTCGTTCATAAATGGCCTGCCAGCAAAATGCCAAGCAAAATATAAATCAACTAACCTATGGTCTTTGTAATTTAGCATTACCCATATAACATCTGAAGCAGTTTTTACTGCACCAGCATCTTCTAAAGCCATTATGAACATCTGCATATCTTGGTATACAGTCAAATCTGACTTTCTAGCTGGGTTATTTAATCTTTTATTTCTATCCATAATTTAGTCCTTAACGTTTATTGGTGCCAGTGCGTTTACTTGCGTGGGCACCAATCTCACATTAGTTCATTCTTCAGAACTGGGTTTTTGGTACCAGCCCAAATTAGAAACTAAACTGCAGTTATCTACTAATCTAGCACGACCTGCGTCTCGATAGTAGCCTTTTTGCATTTTTATTGAATGTCGTCTCCCTCGTGAAACTCCATAGTCCCACTGACGAGCTTCATTCTCAAAATGTTCAGCTCCTTTTTTGTAATATTGGTAGGCACTTGCCCTCATATTGCAACCACTGCAATATACTAGGGTTTCCCATCGTTCTTTCATATTGAAGTCAAAACCTGTGACCCAATATTTTTTACGATAGGTGCCATCCCAATTATGGCTGGATTGGCTATAGTCATTCACTATATACCCTCCTCTTTATCGGTTATACTATAACCATACCACATAACTTCAAATTTGTCAAATCATCTACAATCTCTTGAATAGTTAATAGGTATAGTTAATAAGTTT